GGCGCCGACTTACATGCAGGCACGCGACATTATGTGGAAGCAGCTCAAGGAGCTGGCCCGTCCTGTCGCCAAACAGATCAAAGAGAAGGACATGACCATTGTCATGCCCAATGGACGCTACATTGTGCTCAAAGGTGCCGACAACGAGGACACCTTGCGTGGTGTTTCGCTGTCATACTGTGTGCTCGACGAGTTCGCAGACATGAAGCCGGGCATATTCGACCTGATCTTGCGTCCCGCACTCTCCGACATGGAGGGTGGTGCCCTGTTCATCGGTACTCCGAAGGGCAAGAATCACTTTTATAAGCTATACGAGCTGGCGAAGGACAACCCGATGATGTTCCGGCAGGAGTATGAGGCGAGCTTTACCACAGGGGGCGGGTCGATCTTCAAGAGCGACGAGTTCCTGTACGTGGATAAGATGCCGGTCATACCCGGCCACACCTATATCACTGTGGACCCGGCTGGGTTCAAGGATGTGGGCGGCTTGAGCAAGTCACAGATCGAGTCACTGGACGAGACAGCGATCGCTGTTGTGCATGTCGGCCCGGACGGTTGGTACGTGAAGGACATTCAGCATGGTCGCTGGGGTGTGCGCGAGACTTCACTGCGCATCATACGTGCAGCACAGCAGCATCATCCAGTAGCGCTTGGCATAGAAGGCGGCGCATTGAAGAATGCTATTATGCCGTACCTCGAAGACCAGATGCAGCGGTTGAACATCTACCCGAACGTCGTTGAGCTGAAGCATGGTGGTCAGAAGAAGACTGACCGTATCGTGTGGGCGTTACAGGGACGCTTCCAGCACGGCAAGATCAAGTTCGTCAAGGGTGCGTGGAACCGTGCGCTTGAGGAGCAACTGCTGGACTTTTGACCAGATCAGCAGTGCAGTCTACTCGACCCACGACATACAAGTTGACGAGTGGCAGCCTCTTGACGAGGTAGCCGGATACTAGAGGATAACCAATGCCAACGAATGACACTGAACAAGTTGAGGAGATGAACGAGGCGAAGTCCGCGCAAACCGCGCTTGTTCAGTGGGTAATGAGCAATGTGACGCAGTGGCGCAATGACCGCGACCGCACGCACAAGGAGCGTTGGGAGGAGTACTACCGGCTGTGGCGTGGAATATGGGCGGCGGAAGACAAGACCCGCCAGTCTGAGCGCAGCCGCTTGATCACGCCCGCACTGCAGCAGGCGATCGAATCCGTGACCAGTGAGATCGAGAGTGCCATCCTTGATAAGCCGGAGTTCTTCGATGTGGTAGACAACCGCACCGATACGGAACCGGCAACATTGATAAAGCTCCGTGCTCAACTGCGGGATGACCTTGAGGAGGCTGACTATGCGCAGGCCCTCAACCAGATATTCCTTCAGGGTTCGATCTTTGGCACCGGCATCGGCAAGATCGACGCGAACGACGTGGACATCCCTACGATTGTGCAGTCACAAGACGGCATGACAGTAGAGAAGTCCAACCGATTCTTGTGTTCGCTGATTCCGGTCTTGCCTCAGGAGTTCGCCATTGACACGGCAGCGTCCAACATCGAGGACGCCCTTGGCTGTGCGCATGAGTATGCAACTCCACGCCATGAAGTCGTAGCCTTGCAGGACTCGGGCACCTACATGGACAATGAGATCGCCGCTCCGGCGACGCCGACTGATCCGATCCTATCAGACGAGACCAAAGATGCGAATAGCAACTCGGTCAATATCTGCGATTACCGCGGTCTTGTGCCAAGAGCGTTGCTCGAAGCAGCTCAGCCGCTTGGTGAGAACGAGGTGATGATCAGCCTGTACCCGGAGGATAGCCCGGAGGACGAGCAGGCCGAAGGCGAGACTGAAGGCGCTTACGACCCGGACGATATGGTTGAAGCCCTGATCGTTATCGCGAACGAAGGCACTCTGCTGAAGGCGATCGAGAACCCACTGCTGCTGAAGGATCGACTGTTCGTTGCCTACCGGCACGAGATCGTTCCTGATCAGTTCTGGGGCCGGGGTGTTGGCGAGAAAGGCTACAACTCGCAGAAGGCGCTCGACGCCAGCATGCGTGCCCGCATCGACGGGCTGAGTCTTACCGTGCATCCAATGATGGGTATCGACGGAACGAAGATGCCACACGGTTTCAAGTTCAGTGTCTCTCCCGGCAAGTCGATCGTGACAAACGGAGACCCGGACACTGTACTGCGCCCGGTACGCTTCGGAAACATCGACCCCAATGTCTTCACAGACAATGCCGAGCTTGAGCGCATGGTCGCTATGAGCACGGGCGGTATGGACATGGCTGCCCCGGTCAAGGCTAACAACAGGAATGAAACGGCATCCGGTATGAGTATGATGCTCGGCTCAATGGTCAAACGTGCGAAGCGGACGATCCGCAATATCGAGCGCGAGATGATCATTCCGCTGATCACCAAGACTCACCGGGCCTACATGCAGTATGAGCCGACCTTGTACCCGGCGATGGATGTGACTTATCGTGTAACGTCTGTGCTTGGAACAATGGCGCGGGAGCTTGAGCAGCAGCAGTTCGCCACCATGCTCAACACGGTAGACCAGAACAGCCCGGCCTACTGGATGCTGATGAAGTCGATCTACTCGACTAGTTCACTCAGCAACCGGGAGGACATGCTGCCAATGATCGACCAGAAGTTGCAGCAGGCAATGCAGCCGCCTCCTCCTGATCCGTTACTGGAACTGAAGAAGCAAGAGCTGGTCGCGAAGATAAAGAACCAGCATGCCGCTATTCAGGTACAGTATGTACGGGCACAGGCTGAAGTAATACGCGCCGCCAATGACGCACGTCAGGCGCCATCGAAGGAAGCGCAGGCTGAAAGCCAAGCGATCCTGAACCTTGCAAAGGCACAGGCGGAGTCCATGAGCGTGTCGATGCAACAACTGGAAGGACAGCTTACACGCTTGGAAGCGTCAAGTGTGGCTGACCAAGGGCTAGCAGAGAGGTTGATAAACGATGTCACAGCGGGAACAGCGGGCGGAGGAGCTTGAAGCTCTAAGTAAGATGTTCATGTCGAAGGGCTGGAAGATTGTGGAGAACGATCTTGTTGGCTCATTGAACATGATGGTAACAACCAAGTGGCACGCATGCAAGACCGGCGAGGAGCTGATGCAGGCTAAGGGCGAGATCGAAGCTCTGGCCCGCATGGTGAACTTCAAGGCACTGATCGCCAGCGAGATCGAGAACTTCGACAAGCTGCAGTTCGCGGACGAGGAGCAGCCCGATCAGAAGAACTCGCTGGAGGAATAGACATGCGAGTCTATGACTACACTTGTGAGAGTTGCGGAGCTACTCACGAGTGCTTCGTCGCGAACAGTGAGGTGGACACCGTAGCTTGCAAGAGCTGCGGTGGCACCGCACAGCGACAGGTATCCGCACCCCGGTTCAAACTTCCCGGTGATGACCCCGGCTTTCCCGGCGCGTGGGACAAGTGGGGACGTGAAGCTACCAAGCGACACAGAGCCGCCGACAAGAAGGCCCGTGAAAACGGTGAACTGTAACTTATCCTACAACCCCACGGGGCAGGAGCATTTGTAATGACTGACAAAAGTGATAGCACTACCGAGCAGCAAGAGGAAACTGTAAACTTGTTCTCTGACGGTTTCGACGACAAGAGCCTTGTGGCTCCCGCCGAAGGCACCGGAGATGGTGAGCAGAAGCAGGAACAGAAGGAAGTGACTGCTGAAGCCGACGACAATGTGCCCGACAAGTACAAGGGCAAGTCGCTGGTGGACGTGATCCAGATGCACCAAGAAGTCGAGAAGGCTTACGGGCGCGGCCAGAATGAGCTGGGCGAGCTTCGTCAGTTGACCGACCAGATTCTCAAGCAGCAACTCGGTGAGACTACCGCAGCGCGTAAGAAGCTCGAAGCTGACACCTTGCTCGAAGACCCGGATTCCGCCATCAATGGCGCTGTCGCGGACAACCCGAAGATCAAGGAACTGGAAGCGAAGCTGACTGCGCGAGAGCGTGCCGACAACCTTGCAGCGTTCAATCGGAAGCACCCGAAGGCGGGTGAGATCGTCAATGATCCACGATTCATCAAGTGGGTAGGCGAGTCTCCGACGCGCAGTAAGTTGGTCGCGCAGGCTGACCAGACCTTTGACTACGAGCTTGCATCGGAGATCATCACGATGTTTGAGCAGACCCACCTTGAGCAGGGTGAGTCCAAGGAGGAGGGCAAGCAGGCCCTCAGTAACGCGAAGCCCAGCAAAGGAAGTGCTACGGGGGGCAAGCGTGTTATCTTCAAGCGGTCTGAGCTGATGCGTCTCAAGATGGAAAACCCCGATCGGTACGAAAAGCTGCAACCTCAGATCATGTCGGCGTATGCCGAAGGTCGGGTGCGGTAACATTCACTTAGTCTAGGAGCATTACAATGGTTTATCCTTCCGGTGGTTTTCAGACTGTAACCACGAACGCCAACTTCATCCCCGAACTGTGGTCCGATGAAGTCATTGGTGTGTACAAGAACAGCATCGTGGCTGCACAACTGGTCAAGAAGTATCCTTTCAAGGGCAAGAAGGGCGATGCCGTCAATGTGCCGAAGCCTGCGCGTGGTTCTGCCAACGCCAAGGCCGCGAACACTGCCGTCACCCTGAACGTCGACACGGCGGGCACTCTGCAGATTCTCGTTGACAAGCACTACGAGTACTCGCGGGTTATCGAAGACATCGCCGAAGTGCAGTCGCTGGCCTCTGCCCGCGCCTTCTACACCGACGACGCTGGCTACGCGCTGGCGAAGCAGGTTGACACCGACATTCTGGCGAACGTCGCTACCTTTCAGGGTGGCACAGCTTACTCGCTGGCTTACGACGGTGCCGTTGGTACGGCTGCATGGGACCCGAACGCCAACACCAATACTGGTAACGGTGCGAACCTGACCGACATCGGTCTGCGGCGCCACATCCAGCGTCTCGACGACGCAGACGTGCCGAACGATATGCGTTCCCTGATCATCAACCCCGGTCAGAAGAACGTCCTGTTGGGCATCGACCGCTTCAACAGCCGCGACTTCGTTGGCGACAGCATGAAGGGCGTACAGACCGGCAAGTTCGGTGAAGTGTATGGCGTTCCCGTCTACGTCTCGACCAACCTTGCGACCCTGACTGCAACTGACACGACCACCAATTACAAGGTGTGCGTGCTGATGCACAAGGATGCAGTCGTTCACGCCGAGCAGTTGGCTATCCGCTCGCAGACTCAGTACAAGCAGGAGTATCTCGGTACTCTGTACACTGCGGATACCATCTACGGCACCAAGACCTACCGCGCCGAGAACGGTGTGGGTATCGTGGTTCCGGCCTAAGACTAGCCCCTTAGGCTGATCGTTGCGGCCTCTGTCCTTAGGGACAGGGGTCGCTCTTTTAAGGAACATGGTATGACAGGACACAACGTACATGAACGGGCCGCTGATGTAGCTGCGGCAACCTCCGCTGCTTGTGCAGGGAGTACGTGGCTGATCACGACCAACGAGGTACTGCAAGTGCTGGCAAGCACCGTGGCTATTATAGCCGGGCTTGC